GCCGTGCGCCTCTGCGATTGCGGCCATCTATTTCCGGTCATCGCTGCCAAGGATGAGAAGATTGAGAAGTTCATCCAGGTATCCAAGGCCATCGACATCAAAAAGCTCATCGAAACAAACGCACATCACAAGGAGTACCGCTCTCTCTTTGTGTTAGTTGAGCAAGTTTTCAACAAGGCTGTGCGTATATTTAACAACATCACACCTCAGCAACACACACAAATCGAAAAAGAAATTCACGAACTTGCAAGGCTCTGGTGCCGCGAAAAGAACCGAAAGTTCAACGCATTCCACAGAGACCTCGTAAACAGCAAACTACATACATTATGCTCATCTCACAGTACTCAAGCATCTACACAAAGCACGCCGATGATGTCGAGCTTTCCTCATTCTTGGAAGGAGTCCGCACCGGCAAATGGCAGGACATAGTTCTGCAAGTTCGCGCAACACCTGACAAGGCCGAGCGTGATAAACTCAAGAAATCTGCACCGCTTGTGACCGTATCAGGTCAATTCAGCGACCGAAAAGACGATGCGCTCAAAGAGCACTCCGGCTTCATCGCCATCGACATCGATAACATCGACAATCCTGAAGAGACCAAGGCGCAGCTCAAGGCCGATTCCTACATCTACGCAGCTTTTACTTCCATCAGTGGACATGGACTATGCCTTGTGATGCGAATCGATGGCACACGCCACGCTGATGCGTTTAATGGCATCGCATCATATCTCTACCACACCTACCAGCTCATAGTTGATCAGTCAGGCAAGAATGTCTCGCGTGCTCGCTTCATCTCATACGATCCTTGGATTCACATTAACACCAAGGCAATACTATTCAAGAAGTACCTTGCCAAACCGAAGGAGCGCAAGCTCGCAAAGGTCGCAGTCATCAAGACTGACTTCGATGCTATGATCGCTGAAATGGACCGCAAAGGACTCAACCTCTGCGAAGACTATTCCGAGTGGATTCAAATCGCCTACGCTCTGGTATCTGAATTCGGCGAAGGTGGTCGTGACTACTTTCACACGCTGTCATCACACTCCAGCAAGTACAACTCCGATGACTGCAACGCGCAGTACACGGCCTGCCTGAAGAACCACAGCGAGTCAAAGGGCAAGCGGTCCACAATTGCCACGATATACTACCACGCCAAGCAGAACGGCATCCAAGCCTACTCCGAGCAGACCAAGGAAATCCTCCGTGCTGCAAGCTCGCAACGTGCTGCCGGACTTGCTCCCGAGGCTATCGTGAAATCCCTCGAAGTGGCAGGCATTTCACCAGAGCAAAGTCAGAAAGTTGTCAATGAGATAGTAGCAAAGGATATTAAATTCAAATCGGAGAACGTAAGTGCTGACATTGCTGCATTTATCAAGACTTTCGACCTTAAAAAAAATGTAGTAACGCGCAAGATTGAACTCAACGGAAGGGCCATCGATGACAGTGATATTAACTCCATTTTTCTCGACTGCAAGGCCGTATTCAAAGAGGCCACAAAAGACCTGGTCACGGCCATAATATTCTCCAATCGAATCGATACATACAACCCATTGCATGAGTTCTTCGAGCAAGACCTGCACACTTCCGACCTTTGCCCGAACCTCACTCATCTGCTCAACTCAGTAATTACCGACACACCTGATGCAGACAAGTGGATTTGCAAGTGGCTGGTCTCAGTCGTTGCCTCCGCTTATGGTCATCACTCGCCGCTGGTACTCATCTTCTCCGGTGAGAAACAGGGCACAGGCAAGACACACTGGTTCCGCTACCTCCTACCAAAGCAGCTGCGCTACCTATTCGCTGAGTCCAAGATGGATGCTGGCAAGGATGATGAAATTCTCATGTGCCTGAAGTGGATGATTCTCGATGACGAGTATGGTGGTAAGTCCAAAAAAGAAGAGAAGCGACTAAAAGAACTTACCTCCAAGGAGTTCATCAACGTGCGTGAGCCTTATGGCCGTGTGTCCGTTGACCTTCGCCGCTTGGCAGTCTTTTGCGGTACATCGAACGAAACGCAGATACTCAACGATCCCACTGGCAACCGCCGACAGCTGCCGATTCACATCCTTGATATCGATCAGGAGCAGTACAACAAATGTGACAAGGTTGGCCTATGGCGTGAGCTGTATGCCATGTATTGTGCCGGATGGGATTACACCATACTGCGCGAAGATATCATTGCGCTTAATGAGTCAACCATGACCTTTAAGCACTCGACTCCAGAAGAGGACCTCATCCACAAGAAGCTCATGCCTGGAAGCGCGACATCGTATGGCGAGTGGTTATCGCTCACCGAGATTCAACAGTGCTTGTTGGTGGAGACTAAGCTTAACTTCCTCAACCTGCAACGTATCGGCTCGATACTCACTGCGTTAGGTTATCAGAAGGACCGTAAGCGCAAGGGCTCATCAATCGTCACAATGTACTATGTCAGCCGGAATCCGATGTAATTTGTTGCAGCTTGTTGCACCTTTGTTTTTTGAAGTTGCAACATCTCAAAGCTACTCGTACCAACGGCTTCAGCGATTTGTTGCAACTTACACCCTTTTTTCTATTAAATAACAATATATATATGCACACACACACACACACACACACACACACACATAGTATATATGGAGGCACTTTTTTGTTGCAGGCTGCAACAAATGGCTGTAAGCCTTGGCACGATTGGGATATAGCCGATTTTTGGCTGTACATCTTGTGTTGCACCATTAGCAAGCTGCAACAATTATGAGTGAGGTAAAAGCACAGGCGAAGGCATTCACAAACCTCTGGAATGCCCGTCCTGACTTGCGTGGAAGAGTTTTCGCCATCAACAACAACAGCGTGAACGGCATCAAGGGAGCAATGAACAAAGCGATGGGAGTTGTGCCAGGTGTTGCCGACATGTGCTTCTTGAAGCCTGAAGGTCGGACTTGTTGGATCGAATGGAAGACCGAAATTGGAAAGCAGTCACCGCATCAGATAAACTTCCAACGGCTCTGCTTATCGCTTGGCCATGAGTACCACATCGTGCGCAATGAACAAGAATTTTTAACAATCATAAATTCATGACACCATACGAGACAGTGGTCCACTACATGACCAAGAAGCTACCAGACGAATGCACGATTGTGGATGGGCCGATTACTTACAACTCAACACAGCAATCTCATCAGGCTCTTGCCAGGTATCTAACCACAGCCAAAGAAGGCACACCAGTGCATCGCACCTATGCGATCAAAGCATTCGATTGGTTGAAACTTCTGAAGAAACACAACATAAATTTGCAAGACACAAACAAATAAATATCTTTGCACAATGAACAAAGCAAAACAAGGTGGAAGGAGACCAGGTGCCGGGCGCAAGTCGATGTACGGCGAAGCTATGACCACGATATCCTTCCGAGTTCCAAAGTCAGTAAAAGAGAACGTGCGACAAATGATTCGCAGTTATCTTAAAACTTTAAAAATCGAAAACAAAAAACATAATCCGGAATACGGATGTTAAATACAAAAAACATGACAGCATATCAGAAATTCAGAACAGACCTTTGCCTGAAGTATTTCGGCATTGATGAAGAAATTTGCCCACACCCTAACTTTGTCGCATTCATCCGCGAGATGGAATGGGCACCAAAGAAGGAGTCCGATGACTATGACGAAGAGCGAGAACTGGATGCCATCGACCGAGATTGTGAACGCTATCACTCGCGCAAAGATGATTAATCAAACCACAAGACTCAGAGCCGGCGTATTCGTTGACTCTGAGTACATGCGTGAGCACTGTTACTTTGGCTACCTTACGCATCCAGCACTTGAGTATGACATCGCTGTTGCCATCACCATTGATGATGTGCGCAAGTTCAGCAAGATCAACAAGCTTGTGCTAAGCAAAGAGGGCGATGTTGAATATCGCTTTGGCATACTTACACCAACAGCTGATAAGAGCGGCGTGCCTGGCTATTCTGCCAAGTGCTTCATCGATGGCAAGCTGCATGAATTCTTCATCTACCAATCGCAGTATGAGGATATCGTTGAGCGAGGCTTCAGCATCAACATAACGGTCGAAGGTAAGTTATACGAAAATTTACTAAATTTGTAGCATGCCACTATTCCAAGGAGACAGTCAGGAGATCATTCAGATGAACATCCGCAAGCTAATTGGCGAAGGATACTCACCTGAACAGGCCACTGCGATTGCTTATGCAGAGGCTGAGAAGTACAGAGCAAGGCGAAGACGCTAACATCGTTAAAACATCGTAAACCATGAGAGAAGGCAGAAACGGAGGCAAGCTCAGAACTGGAGGCACAGGCGCAGGGGGCCGACCGCCCAAGCTTCCGGACTTGCACATCTTGCTGGCCAACGTGCTTGGCAAGGAGAACAAGGACGGCTTGACGGCAGCGGAGGAGATACTGCTCGCCCTGCACGCCAAGGCAAAGAAGGGCGATACCAGGGCTGCAGAGTTGCTGCTTGACCGAGGCTACGGCAAGCCGAAGCAGACAAGCGAGACCACGCTCAAGACCACCGAGCCGTTGGTCATCATCAAGACCAAGGAGGACAATGCTTAAGGCGATTGGCATCGGAGTGCTGCTCACGCTGTTCACGGTTGCAGTTGCGTATGGCCTATGGCTTGTGATTCGCAATATCATAGACTGCTTGCCTGATCCGAATGATGAGGAGGAATGATGAACTTCGAGCTCACTGCAAGGCAGTCAACAGCATTCGAGGCAATTGAGTCAGGTGCCTATCGTGTCATCGTGTTCGGCGGCGCGATAAGGGGCGGCAAGACTTACTGGCTGCTTCTGACTCTCAGCTACCTTGCGCTGCAATATCCGCGCAGCCGCTGGGTTATTATTCGCCGCAGCTTGCCGGACCTCAAGCGCACAACCTTCCCAAGCTTCAGCTCCATCCTTAACGACGGAATCAACAACTACGTGGAGAGTTGGAACCGAGACACGCAAGTGGTGACCTTCATCAACGGCAGCGAGCTGCTGTTCATGGCCGAGAGTTACGATGATGACAAGGACCTCAACCGCTTCAAGGGGCTTGAGGTGAACGGCGCAGGGCTTGATGAGGTGAACGAGCTGCAAGAGCAGACGTTCTACAAGGTCCAAGAGCGCATCGGAAGTTGGAACAAAGCCGAAGGCAGGCCACCGATTGTCTGCTTGGCAACGTGTAACCCAGCCAACAACTGGGTGAAGAGCATCATCTACGAGCGATTCAAGGAGGGCACGCTGCCGGAGAAGTGGACATTCATACCATCCAAGATCACCGACAATCCGCACATCCCTGCCGAGTACCTGGAGAGCTTGAAGGAACTGCCGCCGGTCCAGTATGCAAGGTTCGTTGAGGGTGATTGGGATGTCATGGATGATGTGGCCAATCCGTTCCTGTACGAGTGGGCCGATGAGAAGCACATCGATGACAGCGTGCAGCTCAATCGCAACGTGCCGGTGCATGTGTCTGTCGATTTCAACATCAATCCGCTTTGCGCCTTGGTGATTCAGCACGTTGGAAGAGGCGCGGTGGTAGTGGATGAGATCAAGATTGAGAAGGGCAGCGTGGATGCGTTCTGCGATGCCGTGCTTGCGCTTGGCGTGCCGATGGGCCTGATCAGGATCACTGGCGATGCGATGGGCAAAGGTGGCACGGTGCAGCAGCGTGATAACTCAAGTGCATACACGCAGATCAAGAGACGGCTCGGCTTGACCGATAGCCAGTTTCTGATTCCGGCCAATCCAACGCACTACAACAGCAGAATCGATTGCAATGCTGCGCTGCGCAAGCTTGACATCCGTGTCAACTCCAAGCGGTGCAAGGGATTCGTGTTCGATGCGAAGCAAGTGCAGTGCGATGCCAATGGGAGCATCATGAAGTCGAATCGAAAAAACATTGCCGAGCGTGCTGACTTTTTAGATTGTTTTCGTTACTTTGTGAACGCAATCCTAAAGCGTTATCTATGAGCGTATGTACTCCTTGCTTTGATTCGGGCATCAGCGTGGCAGCTTGCCATGCAGGCATAAGCTTCGGCTTGGTCACACCTGAGACTGAATACACTGTGACCATCACGCACAACGCGACCAAGCGAGTGCAGACCTTCACTGCGACATCGGACATTGATGGCATCATCACTATCCAGGGCGCAAAGGTTGATGCGTTGCAAGGCTACACGATTGGATTGAACTGCGACCAGTTCAGCATCTGCGATGTGCTGTATGACTGCATCAGCTTCAGCGTGGTGAACATGGACGTTGACGAACCTCAAACCATAAACTTACTCGAATGCTTAGAGTGCTAAAGAACATCGCGCACGGCTGGGCGTTGTGGGCGTTTGACACCAAGGAGAGCCGCGAGGTATCCAAGCCTCGGATGGCGATATGCAAAGAATGTCCGTATCGCATCAAGGCAACCAACACATGCCGGGAGTGTGGCTGCTTCCTTCCGGCAAAGACTCGATTGACTGATGAAGCCTGCCCGTTGTTACGCTGGTAGTATGCTCACCGGATTCATCATTGTCGAAGCCTTGCAGCACAGTGATGAGGTTGACAAGCTGCTCGAGAAGGAAGAGCAGTGGATTGATGTCCTGATCAACACGCATGACATAAGCACGGTGTACGAAGATGAAGAGGCAGAGCGTTGCTTCATCACGTTTCTGAGCACCGACAAAGAGATCACCACGAAAAACACCCTCGATGAAATTATTCAAAAGATCCGCAGAGCGACTGCGCTCAATTTTTACACGCAGTAAGCAGACAAAGCCACTGAGGCCAATGGTTGAGCTGTTCAAGCATGAGGGCCATACCTACTATCGATTCCCAAAAGAATTGAATCTACCGCTTGAAAGGTTCAGCATGTCGATGGCCCTGATGGAGCGCATCAGCTCTGGGCTGTCAGGTGCAGAGATGGAGCGCATACTTGCAGGGATGGAGAAGGCACTGAGTGCAGGCTTGAGCAACCCAAAGAACGCGGCGGTTGTGGCTGGATATATCCATGTGATCCGCGAGAGGCAAGACACGGTGATACATCGCGACTTGCTGCTCAACCTTGCAGCGACTTGGGTGGTGCGAGGCGATGAGGACCCGGCCGTTGTTGATCCTACTATCCACCAGCAGAAACTTGAATTATTCGAAGGGATGTGCAAGGAGGCTTCCCATGATTTTTTTACTCGCTTGGATATCGCTCCGCTGATGCCCTTACTAACTATGTCTCCCAAAGACTTTCAGATATTGTGGGAGTACAACGTGGAGGAGCAGCGAAAGCTGACACAAGCGCTCAAGCATTTAACTACTCACCTGGATACAGGGCGAAAAAAGTAGTCGATGACTTACGCAATCAGGTTATGAACTTGACCGATGGCAACATCGTTGAGTTCAATACACTAATGGCCTCCGATATTTCAACTTATTTGCTTAAATTTGAGCTGTTCATAAAGCAGCAAAAAAATGGCAGCAAAGGTTGAGATTATTTATGAGGCCGAAGCCTCGAGCCTCAAGGCAACGGTCAATGAAGTGATCAAGGCTAACGATGCCATTGTTGCTGACACCAAGGAGACAACAAAAGAAGTTGGAGACGAATTTAAGAAGATGGGTGCGGCTGGTGCTGCCGCCTTTGGTGGCACGCAAGTCAAGGCGGCACTCGACCAGCTAAACAAAGAATCCGACAAGCTCACTGCTAACCTGAAGGAATTGCAGAAGGAGCAGCTTTCATTGATTGCTTCCGGCAACAAGGTGAGCAAGGCTTATCAGGATAACGCCAAGGCGCAGGCTGCGCTGAAGAGTCAAATCACGCAAGTGAATGCGGAGCAGGCCGAATTGAATCGCACCTTTGGCCAGACTGAAGAGAAGCAGAAGACATTGACTGGCCAGCTACGCGGACTCAAGCAAGAACTTGCGTTGTTGGAAGAGCAGGGCAAAGAGAACACGGATGAGTTCAATAAGTTGCTGTTCGCAGCGGCAAAGCTTGAGGACCAGATTGGAGATACCAGGGAGCGAGTGCGCGTGCTGGCATCTGACACGTTTAAGTTCGATGCGGCGGTAGGCGCAACGCAAGCACTGGCATCAGGCTTTGAGGTGGCGCAAGGTGCGGCTGCTTTGTTTGGTTCTGAGGGCAAGGAGTTGCAGGAGGTGATTGCCAAGACCACAGCTGTGACTGCCATCGCTAACGGCGTGAATGAATTGGCGAATCAGATCACTGGGCAAGGTCCGCTTAAGCTTGCGCTGTATGCTGCCGGGCAGAAGGCAGTCGCTGTTGCCACTGCCATCAGCACTGGAGCAATCAGCGCATTCAGAGTGGCGTTGGCTGCGACTGGCATCGGCTTGTTTATCACCGGCGTTGCAATATTGGTGGATAGGCTTCGAGATGCAGCAGCGAATCAGGCATCGTTTAATCGAGCGCTTGAGCTATCCAAGCAAGCGGCTGAGGGATCTCGCAAGGCGATTCAGGAGTTGCAGAACTTACAGCTCGATTCGGCCACAAGGATAAAGATTGCAACTGGTCAGCTTACGCAAGCCGAGGCCGACAGGCAGCAAGTGCTAAAAGAAACTCAAAAAACTGTTCAAGACAATATAAATATTGAGATTGGAGCGCAAACCAAATCGGTGCTTGAGCAGAAGCGATTGTCAAAAGAACTTGCTGAATCAAGACAAGCAGATGCAAGAGCTGCGGCTCGTACTGGTGAAGTTGTTGCAAGTGCTGAGACTAAAACACTTCAAGCACAAATCGCCACAACTGAATCAAACATTAAAGCAAGTCAGGACAGAGTCATTGCTCTTAGAATACAACAAAACACAGCCATCGCTGGCATCAATCAAGCCTTCGCAAGTGAAGAGCAGGCTCAGCGCGATGCTGATGCCAAGAAGGCAGCGGAGGATAGAGCAAAAGCGGCAGAGGAAGCAGCAAAGCGCGAACTTGAAATAAGAGATGAGGCACGCAAGAAGTTGGCAGAACTTGAGCTTCAGGCACTGGCAACGCAGCTTGATGAGCGCGAAAAAGTTTTGGCCGAAAGCAATACCAAGATTCAAGAGCTTGAGCAGGCATTTATTGATTCGAAGTTTAAGGCTGGAAGCGATGAAGAAAAGAAATTGCAAAATGCAATTGCTACAATTAAAGAAGATGCTACAAAGCAAATTGCCGACATCGACAAAAAGGCACTTGAGGATAAGGCTGCAAAAGAAAAAGAAGCTGCTGAGAAGTTAGCTCAAGAAACATTGCGCATCAAGGTTCAAGGCGTGAATGATGAAATCAGCTTATTGAAAGCGGCAGAGACTAACGAAGGTTCAACACTTGAGCGGCGCATCAAGCTGATAGAGTTGGATGGAAAGAAGCGAATCGCTGAAGCCGAAAACAATGCAGCAGCAATCGAATTGATTAATGCTGAAACCCAAGCCGCCATCCGCGAAGAGCAGAAGAAGACGGCAGATGAGGCGGTGGATCAGGCTTTGGAGATTGCGCAAGCCACCGCCGATTTATTCGGTAGTATAATTGAGTTGCAAGGCATACAATCGCAAAAGCGAATCGAGGAAATTAACGCCGCATCGGAAGCCGAGAAGTTGGCTATTGAACAAAGTACATTAAACGAAGCGCAGAAGCAGCGCAAGCTTGAAGCATTGCAATTAAGGACGGCGCAAAAGGTCGCAGCCGAAAAGCGCAAGCAAGCGGTCGCAGAAAAGGCGGCGGCAATATTCGAAGCAACGATAGGCACAGCCGTAGCCGTAGCAAAAGCACCCGACCCAGTTCAAAAGGCTATTGCCCTCGCCGCTGGTTTGGCTCAAATTGCTATTATCGCAGCCACGCCAATCCCTAAATTTAAGAAGGGTGGTCCAGTTGGAGGCAGAAGCCATGAGGCCGGAGGCACATTGATTGAAGCAGAGCGCGGCGAGTTCGTGGTAAACAAGACATCGACCTCACGCCATCGCACTGAGTTGGATGCGCTTAATACATCCAGTGCAGCATTCAGGAAGCTAATAGACCAGCGATACGTTCGCCCAGCGATCTTGAGCTATGCTAACAAGCGCAAGGACGGCATCACAGTCAACGCATCACTAAACAGCAAGAGCATGGAGCGCAAGCTTGATAAGCTTAATCGCACGATGGCGGCAAAGAATACAGTAATAAACATTAACGGCTTTGATTCAAGATATTCATGGCAGCAGAATTAAAGTTCCTTATCGACAATGTTGACCGAGGTCAGCCACTGAATCCGGAGGACTTTGGCATCACGATAAATGAGGACAGTACAATCGGCGCTCGCATTGTCTCGTTTGATAGTGAGCTGATATTTGGCGGTGATGTATTTACCTACTTGTACAACAAGCTTGCGACATCGGGCTACTGCGAATTGGTTCGAGTATCGGTGCAATATCTTTGCAATTCCGGCACATGGGAGAAGCTTGTCGATGGGTACATCATTGTCACTGAATCCAACTTTGTGCTGGACAGATGCCAAGTGAAGACCAAGGTTTATGATGAGACATTCAGTACCAAGATAAACAACAACAAGAATATTCCATTTTCGTTGCGTTTAACAACCTCAAAGAATGGCACGCAGATAACACCACCAACGGCTGTGCCTCTTTACGTGTTTAATCCTGGCGTAATCATTTACCCCAACCCTGCTTATGCTTACACGGTTTACGACACGTTCGCGCATTTGGTAACATGCATGAGCGATGGCTTAATCGATTTTGATTCAAACTTCTTTGCGGCAAGTTATCCTCAAGCCGATGTGGCATTCTATACGAATGGCCAATCGATAAGGACAAAAAGCAATGTTGAGATTTTAGCCAATTTTCAGGACTTGTATTTAGCAATGAAGTCAAAGCTCAATCTTGGTATGGGCTTCGAGAAGCAAGCCAATGGAAGGCCATTGTTGCGCATTGAGCCAATTGCATACTTCCAGCAGAGCACTGCATCGGCAAGCTTATATGACCAGCCTGATATTGAGATGAGATTTGATACAAGTAGTCTTTATCAAGCGGCTGAATTTGGCAATGAATTATATTTAGAAGTAGGCCAATGTAATAACGGAGATACGCTGTGCGAGTTTACTCAAACTCCATTCAGAGGATTTAGGACCGAGACATTTGGATTCGTTGGCGAATGCAACACCAGCAATATATTAAATATTAAAACAAGCGAAATAATATTTGATACCAACCTAATTCAGGATATTGTTGTATTTGATAACACTGGTTATGAAACTAACGGCGTAATTATTCAATCCAACTGGACTGGAAGCCAAGCGCCTAACACGGCAACGGCTAACGGGTACGACCCTTATTTAGTTGGCAATACTATTTACAATGGATCATATCGAAATGAGGTTGTATCGGCTAATTGGTTAAGTGGCTACCCAAATTCGTTGCTATCTTTTTTTGAAGGCTTTAGCCCTGTAACCGCAACGGGCACATTAAGGTTTGATGCAACGCTTGCTAATGAAATATTAAATAGGTTGAGCGTAGTAAATGCGCCCACATTAAACACGGTTTCGGGTATGCTTGCGCACTATTTTATTTGGCTCGACCCAGTTGTTAACCCGAATAATTTTACGCAGCCCGTACCAAATACATACGAGTATTATATCGTATCGAACCCCGGTATTTATACCGTTAACGCAGGGCTTGTACTTGGTGAATATTTAGACCCTACAACATTTACGCCTATAACATTTGCAGCAGGTCGAGGTATTTCATTAATGGTAAAGCGATTCGATAGCGGTTTGAATCTTTTAGAAACTCGAACAATCGGTGGTAATGACCCCGCAAACCCCGGTCAGCCTGCTTGGTATGAAATAAACAATCAAATATTTATTTGTGAGGCTGGCGATTATTTGGCAATCGATATAGGTGTACAGGCAACCGCAACCGCACCATTTCCAAATGTATTACAACCTTTCTTACGATTCGGTAGTGGTTTTCAAAACACTACGCTACCATCTGCATTTTCTTATTTCTCGGTACTTGGCGAACCATTTACACCGCAAACGCTGGAGCCAGTGAACATCGATGATGTGCAGGCCTACCTCTACAAGTTCAACAGGCCGCTAACGATGGCGGAGATTAACGCCATCACATCAGAGACATCCAAGCCGATACTACTCGGCAGGCGAGACGATGCGCTGGCTGTGGTGCCGACCTACATCAAGACTATCAACATTGAATCCGTAATGCGCAAGGGCGCACAATTCGAACTACGATCCAACAAGTTACTGCCATGAGCTACACCTCGATACCAAACCAACCAATCATATTCAACAGCCAACTGCCTGAAGCCTGCGAGGGCTGTGGCTCGGAGTTCGCGCAGCTCGCGGATTACAACGATCAGCTCTTCTGGCAGCTTGAGGCTGGGCGTTGCGGATATGTGCGGTTCAATGAGTATGCGGCGGTGAATGATGTCAGTGTCGATGGCTTCAACATTACCTTCCCGACAAACTTGGATGACTCCGCTGGTGCTTTGATATCTTACTACAAGTTCATTAATTGCTTGGAGTTTAAGGTGACCATCACCATCGATGCGAATCCAATCGGCACATTGCAGATTAGTCTTGCCAATGGTACGATGGTGGAGGTTAGCGCACCAGGCACGCATGAGATATATCTCAAGCTGAACGATATTCCAACCAACACGAACAGCAGTGTGCTGTTGCTTGGTATCGTGGCTAAGCCAGGAGACAACTTCGAGGGCAGTGTCACCTTGGTTGACTTTCAGCCGTACTGCTCGGGCGCATTGTTCGCTGGCTTGGTGGATGCCACAACGCTGACAGTGGTGGAGCGATTGGATCCGGTGCTAACTGTCAAGGACCAATACCTCACAGCAGCGATTGCCTTGGCTGATTATGAGATTGAGCCCGGCTGCTATCGCTTAGCGATTGCGGACTTCTGCACCAACACTTGTGGCCAGTATTACATGTACAATCCGTACTTCAATGATTGGGGTGGCTGCATCGATTGCCCTCCGCTTGGCTGGGATAACGTGACGGTAGTGGGGGCTGATACGTGGAGCGTTGGCAATGGTGAGGCAACAATCACATTGACCAACAGCGGAGACATCACAATCCTTGAATCGATTGTTGAGGTGTGTGAAGATGTAGAGTATAGCATCACCATCGTGGTTGACAGCATCACCGATGTCACGCTGCGCTTGTGGATTGATAACACGCAATATCTTGCATCCATAACATCGGCAGGCACATACACTGCCAACATCACTCCGACAAGCACAGGCAAGATATCGCTGCGTGCTACGGCAACCAATGCAGGCGGTACGGTTACAGTTAGCCAAGTGCAGCTGAGAGCCTACAAGGAGCACGCGATTTATGACATGTACAGCGACCTCATCCAGATTGGTGACTTCAGCGATGACTGCCGCTTCTTCAAGATTGAAGGTTGCAATGGCGAGAACCAGTTCGGCTTTGGCTTTTATGGCACTTCGTTCTTCCCAGGTATCCGACTTGAGGGCAGAAGATTCCAGCCGCAATATGACACCGACAGCGACTTGTTCAGATACGCATCGGGCAAATGGACGGCGAGCTTTGTGGACCGCCGCAAGAAGTTAAGCTATCACTTCGGTCGCTTGCCTGAGTACGTGCTCGACTTCCTTTCGCTGGTATTCTACTTCGACAATTGCTACGTGAACGGCGAGCTCTCATTCCCTGCGGACAATGAGTTCCCTACCATCGAGTATGACAATGCCGATGACCTTGGCAGCTTGACAATCGAGCTATACAAGAAGAAGGATAAGGTCCGCAAGACCGTATGCGTAGGCGTGGATGCTGACTGCTTGCCATCAATTCTTGACAATGCTGATGAGCCATTTATTCTCACGCAGGACAACGAGCGCATCACAACGCAGAACCTTGTGAATCTTTATCAGGAATAATTTGTATCTTTGCACTACATCATAGACACGTAGGGGTTGATGCCGTCCTATTGAACAGGCTGATTCTAACAATTCTAATCTCTACTACTATGGCTTGTGTAAGCTACTGCGATTCATCGCTACTTGACCACAACTTAGTAAACTGCAACGAATACAAGCTCGGCGGCGTATCAGCTATCTTGGTTGGTGCCTGTGGAACAGAACTTGTGGATCCTTCTGACAGCGTTGAAGTGGATGCCTTAATCACGGCAGGCACTGCAAAGCTCATCGAGGACATCCGCTTCGCTCTGCCTGCTGGCTCACCGGTAACGGTTGATTCACCGATTGGCTGCGGTACTCCAATTCGTATTAACGAAGACCGTACTGCTACCCTCTTTGATGCAAACGTAACTGATGAGAACAATACCTTCTGGAATGATGTAAACAACCGCCGTATCGCGTGGGTACTTGCCTACATGTGCGACAGCGGAAAGGTGATTTACATCAACCCTCCGGTGGGTATTACTACCTCAGCGAACTTCATCTTGCCTGAGCAGAACAATGAGTTGCAGCGTTACGAAGTAACGTTCTCATGGCGCGATAAGAACATCCCAGCACAATATGATGCCCCTGCTGGTATCTTTGGTTAATGGATAGTTCTGCCAACAAAGAAAGCCAAGGCACTACCTCGCAAGGGGTGGTGCTTGTGGCATTTGGCAAGCCGCAATACTATTGGGCTGCCTATAACCTTGCTTATTCGATTAAGCGATTTAATGCCGCACTGCCTATCGCGTTGGTTTGCGATAGTAGCGAGCGTGCTGTGTATCATTGCCACGAGCTGGGCCAATGCATCGACACGTTTGTCGAGCTACCCGAGCAGCATATTTACACGAATAAGAAATTGGATCCAGGCAAGGCGAAGGTGCTTTTGTTCGATTACTTGCCGTTTCACTACAACCTATACCTCGATGTTGATGCAGTCTGCTTGAAGGACTTGCAGCCTCTCATCGACCAGCTAATTGCCAACGATGCCAAGTATGCCACGCGAGTTGTTGGCGAGCACACCATTGACCAAGGCAGAGACTTCAAAGAGATGCAATGGGCTTGGGCTGATTCACTATGGCAACACTTCGGCTTAACAAAGACCGACAAGATTTACGCAATCAACAGCAGCATCCAGTTCATCGAGAAGTGCGATGAGGCAGAGGCTATATTCAGAACGGCTGCCGATTTGTACCTCAACAATCCGCTTCCGCTTGCCAAGCTTCGCATGAAGTGGGGCGGTGGTCAGCCTGATGAACTTTACTTCAACGTGTCATTTGGTAAGAATAACTTCAAGCCATATGAGATTGATGTGGTATGCTTCCAGATGAACAGAGAGTTCACATACGAACAGATTGAAGAACGCTTCTACCTGATGAGCTACTACGGCGGCAAGGGATTCACGCCGACCTTCTACATTGACTGGCTTGACCGAAAGCTCAAAGCATGGATGCAAGCCGATGGCAAGCAGCATAAATACTTTATCCACCGAATAACAGACCACAAACATGCAGACCCAAAGCGATAAACCAAAGAAAGCCGGAAGGCCTAAGAAAGCAACGGCATCAGTCCAAACAGGACATCCTTGGGAGTCCGAAAGCGAACTTGGCAATGCCATTGCAGCCATCATCAAGATGAGCGGCATCAAAAGAGTATTGGAGCTCGGCACACTAACAGGCAAGACAACGACTGCATTGATTGAGGCTTTGCCATCTGATGGAAGCCTGACAACTGTTGATATTAAAGACCTAAGAGCTGATGCCTTCAAAGATATTTGCGAAAGTGATAGCCGTGTAAAGTACATAAATGGGGATTCAATTCAGACTTGCCAAAAGTTAAAAGGCAATCTTTATGATTTGATATTTGTGGACACGGTCCACGAATGGTCTTATGCTTTGCCTGAGTTCAAGGCCATTGAGTCTCTAATGGATAAGGGCTGCATACTTGCATACCATGACTCAATAAGCTTCGAAGGCATTGCAAGACTTATGCGCTACGCACAAAGCTATAAGTACAATGCAATCACATTTAACACTCCAAACGCAAACGGCTTGACGCTATTGCAGAGATGAGCATACAAGTAAACATAGCAGTGCAGCGCAATCGCATATATGTGGTCAGAGAGCTTGTGTCAGCTTTAGAGAAGCAAACCATAAGACCTGATGCCGTAGTGCTAATCTTGCAAGGCTGCAAGCTTGAGATTAAAAGCTCGCTACCTATTACAATTATCGAGAATGAAACTAACAAAGGAGCATCTCAGCGGTTTATGTACTTGGGAAAAAGAATTAACTTAATCATTGATGATGATTTTGTTGTGTCAAAAGATTACATAAGTACAGCATTAAAAGGACTTGAACGCCATCCCAATGAAGTGTGCTCATTTTGGGGCTTTGATTATTTGAATCAAGAGAATTACTTTAATTCATGGAATGATATTGAGTGCTGGGATGATTATAATCAGGACACTCAATGCAAGCGCATTGGTTGCGGCTTATCAATATTTGATGAATCACATGTAAATCTTGGAGCTATAAATTGGCAATTCGAAAACTACAATGACATGCAGCTTGCTGCTTATGCTGCTAACAAAGGATTAGAGCTTTGGAAAATAGCTCATCCAAAAGGAATCGCAATTCATAACGGTACAGCATACGTTCAATCTTCTGCATTGTGGAAGAATGAAAAGAATAATAGTAATTTTTTGCAATCTCAACATCAACAAATCTATGAACTCAATCAACTTATGCCGCTCTAAATCTTGCGGCTCGCACATCATCGTACAACCAACCACCAAAGCAGTTGCATAATGGCACTAACAATACAGGATATTGACAAGGTAGTAAATAGGTTCGCTGCTCTCCACAAAGGCTGGGAGAGTGCTGCCATGAAGAGCCCTATCAATCCAATCACAAAGGAGCGAACTGGCGTGAGTCAGTATCCAGAGTATTGGCCGGGGTACAACTATGCCGCTAAGATGTATGACAGCATCTTGCCGCACACCCGGCCTGACATTTACCCGGCGCACTTGTTAAGTGTAAGAGCCCCGAATCAGACCGACCAACAGGCTGAGTACATCAAAGCCAACTACAAGCCCACAACCTTGAGCGTGTTTGAGGACTTTAAGGCCACGATAAGCCGAGCCTTTGCCGATCAGAACTGGTCCATCCGATACAGCCCCGAGCTTGAGCCAATCTTTGGAGAGGACACGTTCCAGCGTTATGTCAACAACGAGATTGATAAGTTCGGCTCATTGGAGATGTTCGTCAAGACGATGCTTCCAACATTGAAGCTTATCGACCCGAATGGCATCATCGCAATCGAGCCCGAAGATATCGACACAATTGAGACCGAGGAAGGCGAAGAGATTGTCAGCAATGAGCTGATTGAACCGATGCCTGAATACTACTCATGCAAGAGCATTGTCGGGCAGAAGTATGGCGAGTATTACCTTGTCATCACTGATGATCGCAGCGAGGTAAAGGTTGGCACCAAGACCGAGAAGACAGGGCTTGTGCTTGAGCTTTACGATGATATGAATATTTGGAAGATTTACCAGGTCGGTAAGCGTTCAGACTACACCTTCAGTGAGCCTGTGCTTTACTTCGCCCACAATCTTGGATATGTGCCATGCCACAAGCTTGAAGGGATGCCTCAGATGGTTAACGGCGAGATTGCATTCCAGTCTCCGTTCATCACGGCTGTGCCTCTATTGGACCAAGTTATTCTCGATGAGTCTTATCTGCAAATCAGCAAGGCCACAAGTGCGTTCCCTTTTATGGTTGCGCTTGGCGAGATTTGCGAGTTCATGGATCGCGAAGGTAACAAGTGTCAGGATGGGCGCATCTTCGATCCTATCAATGGAGGATATCGCACATGCCAAAGCTGTAATGGCTCAGGCGTGAAGTCTCGATTCTCGCCTACTGGCATGCTCTTGATTAAGCCTAAGACATCACTAAGCGAAGGAGACAGTGCGCTGTCAGGTGAATATCTCAAGTTCGTTAGTCCTCCGATGGACACATTGAACTTCTTGCGCACCGAGATTGAGCAGCAGATGGCCAAGGCTCGCAGAATATTGCATCTGCCTTCATCAGACGAAAGCGGAACCATTGGCGAGGCTTCGACTGCAACAGGCTCATTGAATAAGCTACGTGCGCTCTATGCCTTCATTAAGCCTATCTCTGACCAGCTCTTCAACTTGTATGAGTTCTGCTTGGTGACGATGGGCCGCATGCGTTATGGTGAATTCTTTGGCGGTGTGAACTTGGTTTATCCCACATCATTCGACATATCAACTCCAAGCGACTACCTTGCAATCATAAGCGAAGGTGTTAAGGCTGGAGTGCCTCCATCGATTACCTTCAGCAACGTGTACAACTACATCCGAGCCATTCACTACACTGATGAGGAGACATCAGCGATTTACGACCTTATCATCAATGCCGATGAGTTGCTACTGATGAGCAGCGCAGATATCGCGTTGCGCGTTGCAAATGGCACAGTTGAGAAGTATCAAGATGTGATTCACCACAGCGCACCTCAGCTAATCATGGAGTTGATTCGCAACTACATCCCGACTGAAGATGCTCCAAGATTCATCGACCTTCCAATGTCGGAGCAGATTGCACAGCTTAATCGATTGGCATCCGATAAGATTGGAACGCAGCTCGATCCTATTCAACAAGCTCAACAGGACTTATTGAATGGCATCGTTTGAGCAACTGGTTAAAAAGAAGATTGCGCTGTTTGAATCCGTTCCGAAGGAATTGGAGACGGCAGCGATTAAGACACAGGCCGAGGTGTGGCGTAAGATACGCCCCATCTTGGATGAGATGGATACCGATGCAGCTGGTAACATCGAGCAGACTGAAGGAAACATCAGGCGCATTGGCGTAATCGCAGAAGAGCTCAAGAAGGTGCTTGCCGGTGCGGAATATAAGGAGGCAGTGCGTGCATTCCTTGGCTCCATCGATGAAGGTGTGCAGTTGACCAATGAGATTGCGCAGACCTTTGAAGAGGGATTCGAGCCTGAACAAGTGCAGAGACAATTGCTTCAGATATCCAAGCAGAATGCAATCAATGCCTTTTATGGCAGTGGTTTGGATGCGAGATTTACACAGCCATTCCTTGAGCAGCTCACAGCCAATGTTGCAGCAAGGGCACCGCTACGTGAAGCAGTGAACGCACTGGAGGGCTTGGTGACTGGTACCGATAAGTTAGATGGCAAGATACTCGCCAACATCAAGACAACAGCAACAACAGCGCAAGCAGTGGCAGACAGAAGCTATTCCGCTGCTGTGAATGAGACATTGGACATTCAGTGGTATGAATACCTTGGTGGGGAGATACCTACAACACGGCCCTTCTGCGAGCATCGTGAGGGTAAGATATTCCACAAGAAAGAGATTGAAGCGTGGGGCGATGGGCAGAATAGCGCAGGCATAAGAGACATTCAAGATGGCACATGGGCTGGCAGGATAGACGGCACAGATAGTAAATCAATCTTCACTTTCGTGGGTGGGTGGAATTGCAGGCACTATCTGGTGCCCGTTCCTGATCGCAAGGTGCCGGATACGGTTAAGGCGAGGGCAAGAGCCGAGGGATATATTGATTAAATAATTTTTTTACCTTTGCAAGATGAGACACTTAATACTCTCAGATGGGCGCATCATTAAGGCATCAGATATGGTGGCCGAATATCTTCTGACAAAGAAGGGCGCAAAAGAATTGACATTGCAACCAATTAACACACCTACAATATATGCCGATCAAACCGGAGGAAGCACTGGAGATAGTGAACTTCCTAAACCTAAACGAAGCCGAAAGCCTGGAGGAAGCAAAGGAGAAGTTCCAGGAGAACTGGGTAAACAGCAAGGAGCTAAACGAAAAGCTCGGAAAAATTAACGGCACCATTGCCCACGTTGCAAAGCGTGCATTTGAGCCTTTCGGTGTTACCCTAACCGAAGAGGACTTCAAAGACAAGAAAGCGCAAGATGTATTGCGCATGGCATCGGATCGTGCTCGCGAAGCTTATGAGAAACAGCAAGAAGAGTGGCAGCAACGTGCTGACAAGTCAGGCTCTGAGGAGCTTGTAAAGGAGTGGGAAAAGAAGTACAAGTCTTTGGAGAAGAAGGTGACTGACATCGACTCAGCTCGCCAAGATGCCATCAACCAATTCGAGCAGTTCAAGCAGAAGATGGCTGAAGAGCAGAAGCAGAGCAAGATCAATCACACATTCGAGAAGGAGCTGTCTGCCATCAAGCTTGATCCATCGGTGAATGAGTTCACCATCAAAGGCTTCAAGGCAACCATTGGAGAGAAATACGCAATCGACCTGGAAGATGATGGCAGTGTATATGTTAAGGACCGCAAGAGCGGAGAGCGATTGAAGTCCAAAGAGAAGGCAGGCTCATTCTTGAACTTATCCGATGTGCTGCTTCAGGAAGCATCTGCAGCAGGCATCATCCAAAAGAATCCATCAGCAGGCCAAAGAGTGCCAAGACCAGGGCAACAAATCATCCCACAGCTTGAGGCTCAGGCAGACCGTAAGATAAAAGGTATCAATCCGCGATTCTTTAGCAAATGACATTGTATCAAGCTTACGTGGTTTTGAATTATCATGCCGAATGGAGGCAAGGTAAACATGCAGAAATGGTCAAACCTGAGAGATTGACACAAGCCCTTAATATTGTTCTTGAGCATCTTCAAACTAAATTAACGCGAGAAAGCCATGCCGCAATATGAAGGATACAATGTCACCTCATCTGATAGGGTTGGCAAGAAGTATAAAGCCGTAGATGATGAAGGCAACGAGATTCATTTTGGTGCTGAAGGGTATCGGATTAAGCCAGGCACGGATGCAGGCAATTCTTACTGCGCACGTAGTGCTGGCATCCCTTCTCCGAAAGGTTCGGCTAATTGGTGGGCTCGGCAGCTTTGGAGCTGCGAAGGAAAAAAATCAGTAAGCGACAAACCTTTTTTTGGTAGAATTGAATTGCCTTAATATCTTAGCACATTCGTTCTTTATTCATACAAAAGTTTAGGCAAATTTTGGGAAGCCGGCAGCAATGTCGGCTTTTTTTATTTATCTTTGCACCATCTATGATGTAGTGAGCGCCAACTTATCGGCGCAAAGTAGGCCAAGCCCGAAGCCTTTGTAATTCGTGGCCAACTCAAAACTACATTTCAATCATGTCTATATCTCGCATTCTATCGGAGTGCCCTAATGTGCAGATGTCACTTAGTGAGCTCTTCATCGAAGTTGGTCAGCGTGAGCAACTTCCATTCCTTGAGTTCCTTCTTTCACCTGAGAACTCTAAACTTATCCGCTCTGAGGTTTCTCCAGGCGGTGGAAAATTAAAAACCGTTCAAGCTCGTTGGATTCAGCGTTTACCTGAGACCGAAGTTGAGACAGAAGGAGACATCCTTACTTGTACCTCAACCAACACTTATGGTGACAGCACTACAACTTACACTGTTGACGTGACTGATACCTACATCGCATCTCAGCTTATCAATGCTGCTGACATCGCACGTCATTGCCAGGAGAACAGCCGTTACGTACTTGAGAGCGTTATGCGCTTGATGGATGTAATCGACCGCAAGGTTGCTTCTGCTGCTGCCGTTCAAGCTGTTGCTGAGATTGGCAAGTGGGGCACTGATGTTGAAGGCTTCTACACTGTAACTGGTGACTGCTTGGAGATTGCTACAATGAACGGCACAACTGAGCCGAATCCATTCGCAATCGCTGACATTCAGCAAGCAACTCGCATGGCGAACTATCCTGGTGCTCCAGTAGCATTCGGTGGTGCTGCAATGCAGCGCTATGCTAACGCAATGGCTGCTGGCTGCTGCTCTCAGTACGGCTTAGACCTTCTTGCTATCACACAGCAGAACGGATTCGGCTTTGCTTACGATGCTCGCTTGGCTGCTGCACAAGGCGATCAGACTTCAGCATTGGTAACAACTGCCGGAGCAATCCAGTGGTTATCTTTCAACTTGGCTGATTGGAACACTGGCATCACTCCTGTGGCTGGAAGCAACTACTCTAAGACCTTGGTGTTCACACCAGCTGGAGTTCCTGTTGACCTAACCATGAAGGATGATTGCGGTAACTTGTCAATCGTGTTGACTACAACCGGTAAGATTGTAACTCTTCCGACTGACATTTACGAAGCTGCTGACAAGTTCGCTGGTGTGAACTACGTGAACTGCGTTTCTATCGTAAACCCGTAATCGGGTCGGTAGGTTTACTCTCGCAAGCCGATGAGGATTTATTGACCCAAGATGGATTAGATAATCTAACCACGCAATAAAGGGAGGGCTTCGTGCCCTCCTTTTTTTTATCTTTGTAAAAACTAAAGAGATGTGCATTGAATCACTACTCGGATTGAGAGACTGCGCTGGTGCAGAACCATCGACAGGGCTTTACATCGATGACCTCGGAATCAACCAAACATTCTTAGGCCAACTAATCACGGACCAATATCACAACGGCGTTGAGCTGTTTGAAGATAAGCGAGCCTTCGCATGGCGCAAGATTTCATCCGATGTGCTCACTAAGTTGAGCCCGATGATGAAGAGCGACACGATCATCGAGAGCAAGCGAGTTGGACAAGTTGTGTCCAATTACTCCAATGTGCAGACTGCACTCGGTGCTGGCAACTATGGTGGCATCAGATTGAAGATTGATCCTAACACGGTTGCATATCTCAACTTTTACCTGGCAGATATTAACCTGGCAATTGCAGCAACCAATACCAACGTGCCAGTGCTAATCTTCGACATGACCACAGGTAAGTTAATTGAGACTATCACGTACGCAGAGGGAGCACTTGACCAGTTCATCGGCAAGACATTCACCTCAGCAAAGCGAAAGCTTGACATCGCGATCGTGTATGAGTCAACCATGAACACGGCTAAGTTCACGCCAAAGAAGGGCGTATGCACAAGCTGTGGAGGCGGTCCTAAAGAAGCCCATATGTGTCCATTCGTTGATGCGATTGGAATCGAATTAACAACAGACGGAACCAATGTGCTGACAAGTACCTCAAGCAAGTACACCACCGGGATGAGTATCACCTACAATGTCAACTGCGACAGACAAGGCTGGCTGTGCTCAGTAGGTGGCACCATGGCCCTATCACTGGCATACGCGACGGCTGTTGAGATATACAACTATGCGCTCACGATAAGCCCGAATCAAAGGGTCAATACTGCTGTGGTGGTGAATCGTGGACAGAACAAGACGGAGTTGATGGAAGGAATCATGGCAGCACGCGACATCGCAGCGACAAGATACGGCGAAGAGCTTGGAGCGATATTGCAGAACATGAGACTGCCTGATGACAATCACTGCTGGGATTGCAAACGCAACATGAAGTACGTGACAGCCCTGCCGTAATATGCCAACGCCTGCGCAGATACAAAAGAACCTCGATGAGCTCTACAACGATTGGACTTCCAAGTTCACTGCCTTGTATGGTCCGGTGAGAGAATTGAAGCGCATCATGTTTAAGCGAATCTTTGGCACTGGCTCAAGCCGTGGAAGTAACTCAGCAGGCGAGAAGCTTCCGACTAAGCCATACAGCACGACTCCGATTTATGTGAGTCCGAGAAGCCTTACCAATGCTCCGGCAAAGTTCAAATTTGGCAAACCTCCAGAAGGTGAATCAAAAGGAAAGCCAATCAAGTCGCTGTACTTCCCTGATGGCTACGCTCAGTTAAAAAGAGAAACATCAAGGAAGCTGCCGTTGGAATTGACTGGTAAGCTCAAAGGTGGATTCTTATCTGAGGACGTAATCACAGAAGGCTTAGAGGCTTCAATTGCTGTGCCTGCATCAGAAGAAGGCAAGGTCGAAGGACTTGAAAAGAAGTACGGCCCAATCTTCGTGCCGACAGCGGAAGAGCAAGCCGAGATGCTTGAGGACCATGCGCAGCAATTAGTTGAGCAAATTATAAACGCAATGAACAAACGATGAATATACTCTCCACGATACTTGATAGACTGAACCAACGTATTGAGGTTGGCAATATCTTCGACCAGATATATGGCCTCTCCGAGCTTGTGGGCGAAGGCAATGACAAAGCTTGGGCTTTCTATATCGGCAACGGCCAAGCGATTCCTGTGACCAATTACGATGCGAAGCAGGGCACACTCTTCTGGGCCAAGCGTGGCAAGATAACAGTCAACAAGAATGAAACGCTCAGGCTTGCAGGCTGCAAGTCGATATACGAGACACGCTTCAGCATGACGGCATACGCGATGGTGCGCAAGTCTCACCTCCCTTGCGACTCTGCCGATGCACAGGATTGGGTAGCATCAAGAGTGCTGCGATTGATAAGCGGTACAGATCCACAATTCAAGACTGCCATTGGAGCAATTGCTTACGAGGTAGTGCCAAGCGGATACGCAACCGAAGCCAGGTATTTGCCAGTGAATTACGAATGGGCTGCCGTTGCGATTGATGTGGACATCAATGTAAGCACCTCATCTGAGGACGGCTGTTATGACACTTGCGCAACCGGTGACATCCCACTGCCTGACTTCGAGCCATGTGAGCCTTGCCTCACCTCGGTGGCTGTGGATGGAGTGACCATCACCGGCAACGGCACACCATCCGATCCGTTGGTTGCAATCGGCGGAGGCGGTGGCACGCCATTGCGCACACAGGAAGAAGGGGCTGATGTTAGCACCAACACCACAACATTGAACTTCACCGGCGCAGGCGTGACAGCATCGCTGACTTCGCCTGGAGTTGTTGAGGTCAATGTGCCTGGCGGTGGAGGTGGTTCTCAGGACTTGCAAGATGTAACAGACATCGGCAACAGCACAACCAATGACATTGACTTCATCGCCAACGCTGGGCTTGCATTCGATAACGGCGCACGCTTTCGCAAAGGTACAACCGATGCAGGGCTTGGAGGCGCAAAGGGCACAGCGCAACTTTGCTCGATTAGTTACGAGCTGAAATGGGAGGCAGGGCGATTGTATTACATGGAGCAAGATGGCTTCACCATTCGCGATGTAACGCACAATTTTACTTTCGTACCACAGCCAACAGATGACAGCACGAAGGGCTTTGTTGTAGGCTCGCGATGGTCGCTCGATGATGGCACGGTCTACCTTTGCAGCGATGCCACAATTGGCGCGGCTGTGTGGACTGTGGTAAGCGTTGGAGGCGTTACAGCAGTAACGGCAACCTCGCCAATATTCTCAAGCGGTGGGGCAACGCCTGACATAAGCATACAGCCAGCCAACTTGTTCGATGATGGCTACTTGACTTCTGCGGACTTTACGAGCTTCGCAGCCAAGTTTGATACGCCAACAGGCACGGCTTCGGATTATCTTGATGGTACTGGAACGCCAACGCCGTTTCCGACAATCCCTGTGCTGCCTCCCACCATTGTCGAAGATGTAACGGCAACAGCCCCGATAAGTTCAAGCGGTGGCACTACGCCCGACATTAGCATAACGCAAGCGGATAGCACAACGGATGGCTACCTTAGCTCTGCCGATTGGAATACTTTCGACGGCAAGTTCGACCAGCCAACAGGCACAAGCGCTGACTATCTCGATGGCACAGGAACGCCAACGCCGTTTCCAGCTTTGGGTATGCAAGGCGGTCAGGCAACTGGAACCGATACCTATGCCGTAAGCATTTCGGGCGTTACGGGTTACAACCTCAACGATGCCTACGCGATAGGATTCACCAACGCGAACACAGGCGCATCCACGCTAAACATCAACGGGCTTGGAGCTGTTAACATCGCAAAGAATAACACCGTGCCGATTATCGGCGGCGACATTGCAGCAAACCAGCAATTCGTTGCAATCTATGACGGCACGAACTTTCAGATACTTGGCGTTGCACCGAATCAAATGTTCGCATACATCACAAATGCGGACAGCGTAACGATTAACCGAGGGCAGCCAGTCTATGCCTTTGGAGCAACTGGTGACCGCATGACGGTGAAGCTCGCGAATAACACTACTGAGGCAACCAGCTCGAAAACGGTGGGACTTGTATTCAGTAGTTCGATTGGGCCAAATCAAAAGGGCTACATCATAACGCAGGGCGTGGTCGATGGCATCAACACTGGGATGTTTACCGCAGGCGATACGCTTTATGTAGGCAATACCGCAGGCTCACTCACCAACACGCTGCCGTTAGCGCCAAACCACTTGACACGCATCGGAATTGTTGAGCGTGCGAATGCTGGCAACGGGCAAATTTACGTCTTTGTACAAAACGGCTTCCAGCTTGACGAGCTTTCAGATGTGGACATCACAACAGTTACGCCCGTTAATAATGATTTTTTGGTTTACACTACGGGAGTTAACAACCTTTGGAAGAACCAAAGCCTCGGCACAATCTTAGGTGGCACGACATCGCAATACGTGCGCGGCGATGGTTCACTTGCCACCTTCCCGACCATACCAAGCGGCACGGTTACATCGGTAGGCTTGACAATGCCTGCGGCGTTTACAGTAAGCAATAGCCCGGTAACAGGCTCGGGCACGTTAGCGGTTACAGGAGCAGGCACAACGGCTCAGTATATCCGAGGGGATGGCACACTTGCAACATTGCCGGCTGGAGTAACGGTATGGAAAAGCGGAACAGATAGCGCATTGATTACAGGCACAACAGCGATTACGGTGGCATATACTCAACTTATTTCTGCAAATACATTTGTGGCTGGAGACATTGTTCGATTTAGTTTTCGTTCTCGCAAAAGTAGTGGGGGCGCAAACCAAACGCAACGAATCTATGTTAACACATCGGCAAACCTATCAGGAACTCCGATATTGCTGGGTAGCTTTAACGTAAACAGCGCGAACTTTCTGATGCAAAACCAATTTGAGCGCATCATTGTAATTAAAAATGCAGTAAACAATACCGAGTTTACCAATGCGCAGAGCATATCTGTACCTGATGATTTTGGAATTAATAGCACATCGACTGCCGTTATTGACTGGACTCAGAATCAGTATTTTGTTTTTACGGTATCATCAAGCTCGGCAGCCGACAATCAGTATGGCTCATACTACTTAATCGAAAAATTGTAAGATGGACAATATAACTATAAACCCGAACGAGGTGCAATTTACCTCAACCATTACAGGCAATGTGACAAACGGCAGACTATACGAGCCTAAATGGGACATCGGCGATGAACAAGCTGTTCATATTTACACCGATGCCGGAATCTATTACATTAACGTCAATCAGCATACAATCAATGGGGCAACTTATACAAGTTCGATTGATTTAATTACCTATCTAAATTCTTTGTAACTTTGTAAAAATTCTTATACTATGGCAGGCGTAAAAGTTACCGACCTAACATCTACCAGCACGGCAGCTGCAACAGATGTGTTCTACATTGTTGATACTGGCGCAAATCAATCGAAGCAAATTGAAGTGCAGAACATTTATTCAGGTTTGCCGCAGTTTGAGAGTGGCACGTTTACGCCTGTAATATCTGATGAAGTGGATTGCAATGTATCGGTATTGCGCGGTATTTACAGCCGTGTTAATGATGTTGTTACAATGAGCCTTTATTTGTCCATTGCTTTGGATGTTGTCGAAGGGACAGGCACATTTAATGTTGATTTACCTGTTGCATCTACATTCGCAAATGCAAGGGATTGCTATGGCACAGCTAATTTAATGACTAATCCAATTGAGCGATTAAGAATTTATATTATTAGTGCCGATACAGTAAACAGTAAATGCTCTATAAGCGTTACTGGCAATACAGGTATAAGCACCGTTAACGATTTCGTTGCGACAATTCAATATCTTGTCCTCTAATGCGCAGCACCTCAATTCTCGGGCTTAATCTGATTAAGAAGTACGAGGGATTGAGGCTCTCGAGCTACCTATGTGCGGCATCAGTGCCGACCATAGGCTACGGCTCGACCCGATACCCGAACGGCAAAAAAGTTTTATTAGGCGAAAAGCTCACAGGCGAAAAGGAAGCAACGCAATTGCTACTTGCAACGCTTTCGCCGTTCGAGGATGCAGTCAATAAGCACCTACCTAACCTCAACCAATGCCAGTTCGATGCGCTTGTCTGCTTCGCCTATAACGTAGGCACTGGCGCGTTGGTTAAATCTACGCTGCTTAAAAAGGCAAAGGTGAACTCAGCCGACCCGAGCATCGTCGATGAGTTCCTAAAATGGAACAAGGTAAGCGGCAAAGTGCTTGCAGGGCTTACCAATCGCCGCCGCGAAGAGGCTAACCTCTATTTCTCACTTTGTAATTTTTAGCCCTACGTTGCCCAAACGTGGGTAAGGTTTTGGCGTATATTCACATATGAGCAAAAGACCTACCAAACCAAGGCGAATACTCGATGTGATTGTGAAGCATTGGCGCAGCACCATCGGCTCGCTGATGATTTTGGTATCTATATTTTTGCTCATATTCAAAGTGATAACAGCCGAGACATTAACAGCCATAATTGCAGCACTAATAGCCGCAGGATATATCCCAAAAGCCAAGAGCGATGCAGCAGATTCGTAGAGATACAGTAAAAATTGCGAGGCATAATAAGATAAACCTCGACACCATAAGCTGGGAGGCGGCTCATGCCGATACCTCTTTTGCGCAAACCAACCGCGAGAGCTTTCAGGCTGTGATTGCCACGCCACCAAAGCCTAAAGTACTCACAGCATTCGACACAATTCAGCCTTGTGATGTATCTTTGTACCCGGCAGCTACGTATTACATCCCCAAAAGTCAGCTTGTAAGAAATGAGCCGCAAACTGAATCGCCTATGAGTTACGATATACTCGCCAATGGAATTGTACTAACATTCACAATGCTATTGAGTGTTAAATATGCGCTCGGTTGTGTGCCTGCTTGGAGTGCATTGATACAAGATTTGCGCAAAGTTTAGTACCTTTGCCTTATGGCATCGCTGCACATCCTTGAGTCATCCATTGACCTCTTCTATGTGATCACCGACAAGGATGGCAACATTGTCACCTCCAATGATTTGTTCAGGGAGTACAGCAGCCACATCAAGCCCGGCAACATACTCGACATTGCTGCCCAAGATAGTGACCGGGATGAGCTGATTAATGCCATTAAAAAGGCCCAAAGCAAGTCACCCGATCCAGTGCGGACCTATGCCAAGACTAAGCAGAAGATGGCATCTGAGCGGTATAACATGTGGAACGTGTACGCCATTGTTGACATGCTGCACTTCATCGGCATTCAGCTTGTCGATGTTACTTCCATCAGCAGCCATGAATATGAACGGCAGAAGATACTGCTCGAAGAGTTCCGCTTCACCTTATCGCATGAGCTGCGCCAGCCATTGACATCCATCGGTGGCTTGGTCAAGATGATAAATGAGCACACCTGGGCAACCGATCAGGAACGCGAAGGCCTGATGAAGATGCTCGAGGATAGTGTTGACAAGCTTGATGCAGTCATCAGATTGTTAGTTAAGAAAGCAACGCGGCAGATATGAGCAACCTACCGAGCACCGATTGTGAATGCGATGAGCGACTTGTGAAGGTGCTAACGGTGTATATCACCGAGCGGTCCATGCCAATAAAGGTGGCAGCAGATATACTGCTCAATGAGCTGCGAGATAAGAGCACATACATAAAGAGACTTAATGAACTAATCCAATGCAGCAGAGCAACATCACCGTACTAACCTTAACAATACTTTGCTGCATCCTTATGCTGATGCTAATAAAGACATGCGGATCATTGGCAACGATTGAGGGTGAGCTGGCATATGCAGACTCATTGAATTCTGAGTTTACCTCGCGCATAAAGGATGACAGCAGCACCATCCACAGCCAAGCAGTTCAACTTGTCTCAGCAGGCACCAAGCTCAAGGCGTTGGAGCTGCGCGAGCCGGAGGTGCTGGTTCGCTACAAGACTAAGACAGTAATCAAGACCGAGGTCGAACTTGGCGAGACCGTGTACATCGACAGCTTTCCGCACTTGCGCCTGCCGCGCACCTTCCATCGACCGGGCAAGTGGCTTGAGATAGGTGGGCAGATAAGCCGTGCAGGGAGGCTCCAGATTGATTCAATTATAATTCCGGTATCTTATACCGTTGCAATTGGAGATACGCTGCGTAAAGGCTTCTTATGGCGTAAGCGTGATAAGGTGGTTCGCCTTGGTATCGACAATCCATACGTGCATGTCACAGGCATGAACAATGTGATCGTGGCAGATCGGCCAAAAAAGTGGTATGAAACTCAGCTTGCCGGGGCCGTGTTCGGTGGCCTTATCGGCTTCGGTTTAGGCAGTGCGCAAAATTAGGCGTGTTGATTTTCAGAAGTTTGTAAATTATTTTTGAAAAGGTATTGCTTTAATCAAAAATGTTCGTACATTTGCGTCATACAAAAACACATACACATGAACACACCTCAACTATCAACAGCAACAACCTTCAAGAATTGGAAAGGCACTGAGTTCTTTCACTACAACCACCTCACCGGAACACTGGTCATGATTGTCAACGATGGATGCATCAAAGGAATGTACACACGTTGCGACAGCCAAGCCGCAAACATCGCTCGCCAGTATCATCGCTGCATGGAGTACGGCACACCGCCTGAGAAGCGCATCTATGATCCTTGCACGATGGAAGAATTCCACAATCAATTCAGTCTTGTCACTGAGAACTTACACGATCAATCTATTCAAGCACTTTCAACAACAATTTAACCCTTTAATCAATTCAAGCTTATGAAAGCACCAGTAAATTCCGGCAACGGCGGATCACGCCAAATCGCTCCCGAAGGGGCACACGTAGCACGATGCTACCAAATCATTGACAAAGGCACCACATTCGATGAGAAGTGGGGCAACAAGAAGCGCAAGGTTCAATTCCTATTCGAGCTGCCGCTTGAGACAGCAATCTTCAGCGAGGACAAAGGAGAGCAGCCGTTCTATGTGAAGACAATATTTAACCTCAGCATGGGCGAAAAGGCATCGCTTCGCAAGTTCGTGGAGTCATGGGTGGGCAAGAAGATGACCGATGCGCAAGCAGCAGACTTCGACATCATCAAGCTTCTCGGACATCCAGGTATGGTCAACATCGCACACAACGGCAAGGACGATCGCACATATGCCAACATAATGAGCATCTCTCCGCTACCCAAAGGCATGGCGTGCCCTCCAGCAATCAACGAGCTGATTGCATATGACACTACCGAGCACAACGATGCAGTGTTCAACAAGCTGCCTGAGTTCCTTCAGGAAGATATCCGCAAATCTGATGAGTGGATTGCACGCACAAGTGCGAAGGCAGCCGTGCCTGCGCCAACATGGCAAGCGACAACAACTTCGGCAGATGAGCCCGATCTTGACAGCTTATTCGCAAACGATTCAACAGGATCGCCATTCTAAAACAACAAAGCCCGAGGATACATGAAAACCTCGGGCTTATACTCATCAAACATATGAACAGCATCGCAAAGATAACAATTCCAATCGAGAAATTGTATCAGACAATAAATTCTGCTGAGGTCCTGTCAGCCCAGCAAACCATCCACAACGCAAGCGCAATCACCAACTCTGCGGAATACAGCGCAGCAGCAAGCGCAATCGCTCAGGTCAACCAAGCCGTGAAGGCCATCGAGAACGCTCGCAAGACCGTCACCACGCCGCTCGATTCATACAAGAAGGAGCTCATGCGCATCGAGTCAGATGCCACTGCTCCGCTGGTGCAGTTCATCGCAGACACCAAAGCTGCCATGCTTAGGTATAGCGAAGAGGCAGAGCGCAAGCTCATAGCAGAGCAAGCACAAGCACCAACCCTTCAGGACCTGGTCGATGTCACCATCAAGCAAGAGCACATCAAAGGCATCCGCACGATTCGCCGTGCGCAGATCAACGGCGAGGTGGACTGGCTCAAGGTGCTCAGTGTGCTGTTCGGCTCAGGGCTGTATCGCCCCGAGGACTTCACGCGCAACCTGCTCAAAGCAATGGAAATCTGCAAGGTGGACAGCATTGCCGGAATCGAGATTTTTGAAGAGAAAATTCAAACTATAACACGATGAAAAACAAAAACGCAAAGCAGGTCCGCGCTATTCTTGAGCGCGTGCCTGCAACTCGCAAGAATGACTTGAGGCTTATTGCCTACGTTTGGGCTGAGGTAATCGGCTATGACAAGCTAAATGACACCACCGCCAAGCAACTGCTTGACCTGATGAGCGAGGGTACACTGCCCAAGCCTGAGTGCATCCGCATCGCACGCCAAAGGATTCAACGCCACAACCCTAATCTGAAGTAACATGGCAAAGAAACTAACAGCAGTGCAATGGCTTGAGATAGCCATCCAAAACAAGCTAACCTCAGAGATGGGGCCGTACTTCGCCGAAGCATTTGAGCAAGCAAAAGAACTGGAACGCCAGTACCTGATGCAGAGCTTCACATCCGGCAAGATTGAAGGGCTCAACGAAGGGCCGTTGACAAGTGAACAATTTTATAATGATACATATGGCAAGTAAACAGACAGCAGTTGAATGGTTGGTTGAGCAATTGGAACAGCACCACACCAGCATCGACATCAAGAATACGGTTGTGTTCCAACAAGCGAAGCAGATGGAGGAGCAGCAGATAGTTGAAACGTACAACGAAGGCGCACTCGACGGCCTGCAACTGGGCGAGCAATACTACAATTTTGTGTTCAACTCATGACACGCGAAGAATACATTGCTTACCCAGCGGTAAGCGCAAGCCGAATCAAAAGATTCTACACGGGAGACATCAGCTATGCAAAGGCATCGCTTAACTATGGCAAGGACTTCCACTACTCGCTGCTTGAGTGCGACTATTCGCAGATGGGCGATGCAGTGCGCAACACTTACGATGCAATTCACCAGGTCGAGCTGCTTGGTGAGCTATTCGACAAGAGCGAAAAGGAACGCATCGTTGTCACTGAGCTGACCTTTGCTGGCCACACTGTGCTCGCCAAAGGTGCGATGGATATCTGTTGGGATGAGATGAAGATCATCGCTGATGTCAAGACTACAACGGCCAAGAATCTGCAAGCCTTCGCTGATGACATGATCAAGCACTTCAACCATGTGCAGGCTGTGTGGTATTGCATGCTGATGGGATGGGATCCGCAAAACTTCTACTACATCGGAGTGCCTCCAAAGGTGAAGAAGTCTGGACAATTCAAGGACCTCTACCTCTACCGCCACAATCAGCAAGAGCTCGACCATGCCTTCCAGCTTATCGCCAATTTTCTTAATCAATTCGATGGCAATTATGGCAAGTAAATTCTCACAGCTTCAGCTCGACTTCATCGCTGAATACTATCCGCAAATGAAAACGGCAGAAATAGCCAAGATCATCGGCGTGTCAGAGTCATCCATCTACAACCTTGCATTCAGGCTTCGACTCAAGAAGTCGCCTGAATACCTCAGCGAAGTGCATGGCAGTGTCATAAAAGAGGCTGGCAAGAAGTTCCGATACACCAAAGGCCGAAAGCCTTGGAACAAAGGAATAAAAGGCAGCACTCAAGCACCTGAGCACACACTATTCAAGAGTGGCCATGTGCCTGCCAACTATAAGCCTGTGGGCTGGACTCGCATCGACTCAGAAGGCTATCATTGGACCAAGGTTGAAGAAGGGCTAAATGGCTGGGTGCTGACTCATCGCCTTGCCTGGGAGATGGAGAATGGTTCAATCCCAAAGGGCGCAATCATCCGATTCAAGGATGGCAACAAACTCAACTTCGATATCGAAAATCTATTCATGACCGATACCAAGGAGAACATGGTGCTCAATACCATCCATCGCTATCCGGAAGAGCTCAAATCGACAATCAAAACAATTTCTAAACTCAAAAAAATCATCAAAAATCATGGCAAGGAACAAGATTGAACACCTAAGAGATCATCTATTTGAAGTCATCGAAATGCTCAAAGATGGTGACATGGAAATCGAAAAGGCGAAAGCCATCACTGATGTGGCGCAGACCATCATCAACTCAGCAAAGGTTGAGGTTGACTTCATCAAGACCGTGCACGGCAATGGCTCGGACTTTATACCAATGGATAAAAGACTGGACGCATGAAAAAGTTAGCAGTTGAGTGGTTAGAGCAAGAGATTATTGCTTTAGAAAATTATAGCATAAAAGAACTTAGGTTATTATTTAACCAAGCCAAAGTAATGGAGAAGGAAAATATTATTGATGCCCATTATGAAGGTGCTAAACATTTCAATGAGTTCTGCCGACATGAACAATATCCTATGCATGTTGATTCAGAAACCTATTTACACTCTAATTATAACTCATGATACTTCGCCCCTATCAGGAGACTTTCATCAATAACATCGCAGCGAGCCTGCGCAGCAATCGCAAGGTGGTTGCGCAGCTCGCAACTGGTGGAGGCAAGACCGTGTGCTTCTCTGCGATTTGCGACCGCTTCACAGCACGCAACACAAGCGACATCTTAATTCTTGTGCATCGCGAAGAACTACTCGCACAGGCCACCAAAGCGATTCGCATCCCCACACAATCTGTAACCGCTGGCATGAAGTCGATACCACATGCTCGGGTGTATGTGGCAATGGTTGAGACGGCATACAAGCGGCTCGACAAATTCCAAAACATCGGGCTTGTCATTGTAGATGAATGCCACATCGGTAACTTCACAAAGGTCATCGAGCACTTCACAGAGAGCTACATAATCGGCTTCACAGCAACGCCGCTTGCGGCTCGCAAAACCAATCCATTGCGTAACTACTTCGATGACATCGTGTGCGGCATCGATATCCCTGACCTAATCGAGCAAGGCTACCTATGTCAAGAGATGACATTCTCAGCATCAAAAATTGTAGACCGCGCAAAGCTAAAGATGAGAGCTGGCGAGTTCGATGCACAACAGATGGCAGCGGCATTCAAAAACCCTAAGTACATCGAGACAACAGTGAATGCCTACAAGGCACACTCGCTCGGCCAAAAGACCATAATCTTCAACTGCAATGTTGAGCACTCGATGGCTGTGAACAGCGCATTCGTGGCAGCAGGGTTCAACTCTCGCCATCTCGATGCTGACTCGCCTGATCGCGCTGAGGTGCTGCAATGGTTCGCCAACACACCCGATGCAATACTTAACAACATCGGCATAGCGACTACCGGCTTCGATCAGCCCGACATCGAGACCGTAATCGTAAACAAGGCCACAGCATCAATGCCTCTATGGCTTCAGATGTGCGGGCGCGGGGCAAGGCCGCACGATGTGAAGCTTGCATTCACCATAATCGACCTCGGAGGCAACTGCATCACGCACGGCCTATGGTCATCCCCTCGCAATTGGAGCGATATCTTCCACAACCCGAAGAAGCCAGGCGAAGGGGTGGCTCCGGTAAAAGAGTGCCCTGATTGCGGCGCACTTATGCATACCGCTGTTCGCCTTTGCGATTGCGGGCATGTCTTCCCAGTAATCAAGCCAAAGGACGAAGCGATCGAGAAGTTCATCCAAGTCAGCAAGGCTATTGATGTAAAAAAACTAATCGAATCAAATGCGCATTACAAGGATTATCGTTCTCTCTATGTGATAGTTGAGCAAGTTTTTAACAAGGCTGTGCGCATATTTCACAATCCAGCACCTCAGCACCACGCACAAATCGAAAAAGAAATTCACGAACTTGCAAGGCTCTGGTGCCGCGAAAAAGGCAAACGCTTTGACCAGTTCCATCGAAACCTCGTAAACAGTAAACTCACAGAACTATGCTCATCTCACACTACAAAAACATCTACGATAGTCAAGACACTGACATCGAACTCAGCTCCTTTTTGGAAGGAGTCAGAACAGGCAAATGGCAGGATATAGTCCTCCAAGTTCGCGCAACATCCGACAAGGAAGAGCGCGACAAAAAGAAAAAATCAGCCCCATTAGTCACCATCAGCGGTTCATTCTCTGCCCGAAAGGACGATGCCATCCGAGCGCACTCAGGCTTCATCGCCATAGACATCGATAACATCGAAAGCCCTGAAGATGTTAAGAAGCTAATTCAAGCGGATTCCTACGTTTACGCTGCGTTTACTTCCATCAGTGGTCGTGGACTATGTCTGATTGTAAAAATCGATGGCACACGCCACGCAGATGCGTTTAACGGCATTGCATCCTATCTATATCACACCTACCAGCTCATCGTTGACCAGTCCGGCAAAAACGTATCGCGTGCCCGCTTCATCTCTTATGACCCTTGGATTCACATCAACACCAAGGCCGTCATGTTTAAGAAGTACCTCGCCAAACCAAAGGAACGCAAGCTCGCAAAAGTTGCGGTAGTGAAAACCGACTTCGATGCCATGATCGCCGCAATGGATCGCAAGGGGCTTAACCTAAAGAACCACAGCGAGAGCAAGGGCAAGCGGTCAACAAGCGCAACCATCTATTACCACGCAAAGCAAAACGGCATACAAGCCTACTCCGAGCAGACCAAGGAGATTCTCCGTGCTGCCAGCTCGCAACGTGCCGCTGGACTTTCGCCTGAAGCCATCGTGAAAAGCCTCGAAGTGGCTGGCATCAGCCCGGAAGAAAGTGCGAAAGTTGTCAATGAGATAGTAGCAAAGGATATTAAATTCAAATCAGAGAACGTAAGTGCTGACATTGCGGCATTTATAAAAACTTTCGACCTCAGAAAAAACGTAGTTACGCGCAACGTGGAACTGAACGGAAGGCCCATCGATGACAGTGACATAAACTCGATTTTTCTTGATTGCAAGGCCGTGTTCAAAGAGGCTACAAAAGACCTGGTTACTTCCATAATTTTCTCCAATCGAATCGAGACATACAACCCCCTGCACGAGTTCTTTGAAGAGGAACTGCACACCGAGGAAGATTGCCACAACGTGACGCACCTACTCAACAGCATAATAACCGACACGCCAAACGCTGATAAGTTCGTACTAAAATGGCTGGTATCAGTGGTCGCATCAGCCTATGGCAATCACTCGCCATTGGTGCTCATATTCTCAGGCGAGAAGCAAGGCACTGGAAAAACACACTGGTTCCGCTACTTGCTACCAAAGCAGCTCAGGTACCTATTCGCTGAGTCGAAGATGGATGCCGGGAAGGATGACGAAATCCTTATGTGTAAGAAGTTAATCATCCTCGATGACGAATACGGTGGTAAGTCCAAAAAGGAAGAGAAGCGACTCAAAGAGCTAACATCGAAGGAGTTCATAAACGTGCGCGAACCATACGGCCGCGTGTCGCTCGACCTTCGTCGCTTGGCTGTGTTCTGTGGTACATCGAACGAAACGCAGATACTTAACGACCCGACTGGCAACCGTAGGCAGATTCCGATTCACATCGTAGATATCAATCAGGAATATTACAACAAGTGTGATAAGGTTGCACTATGGCGTGAGCTGTATGCCATGTATCGCAGCGGTTGGGATTACACCATACTTCGCCAAGACATCGAAGATCTTAACGAATCTACCAATGAATTCAAGCACTCAACACCTGAAGAGGACCTAATCCACAAGAAGCTGAGTCCGGCAAATTCTGAAAGTTATGGGGAATGGATGTCGCTTACAGATATCCAGCAGTACCTTATGATTGAGACCAAATTCAATTACCTCAACACGCAGCGTATTGGTTCGATACTCACTGCACTTGGATATCAAAAAGACCGCAAACGCCGTGGCAATTCGATAGTTACAATGTATTTTATCAATAAAAACCCGATGTGATTTGTTGCAACTGTTGCAACTTATAAAAAAGCAAGTTGCAACACGATAAGCCCAATGATAGCAAGCATTTCAGCCATTTGTTGCAACTTACAACTTGTTTTTCATACCTTAACAATATTTATATATACACACACACACACATGCACACACACACACATTATATATATAGGGGGTGTTTTTTGTTGCAAGCTGCAACAAATCGCTGTAAGCCTTACCACAATTGCGACACAGGCAATTTTTTGGCTGTACAACCTTGTTGCACCCTTACTAAGCTGCAACAATTATGAGCGAAGTAAAAGCCCAATCCAAAGCCTTCACAAACCTATGGAACGCCCGACCAGACTTGCGTGGAAGAGTATTTGCCATCAATAACAACAGCATTAACGGCATCAAAGGATCAATGAACAAAGCCATGGGTGTTGTGCCTGGCGTTGCCGATATGTGCTACCTGAAGCCTGAAGGTCGGACATGCTGGATTGAATGGAAGACCGAAACCGGAAAGCAGTCGGAAGAGCAGAAGCGATTTGAAAAGATTTGCCGATCACTCGGCCATGAGTACCACATAGTGCGCAATGAAGAAGAATTCTTAAAGATCATAAACCATGACTAAGTACGATAAGATAATCCATTACATGACCGAGATGCTTCCAAACGAATGCACGCTTGTGGATGGACCGATAACTTATACATCAACGCAACAGGCTCACAAAACGCTTGCGAGGTATCTCACAACAGCTGCGCATGGCACATCAGTGCATCGAACCTACACGATCAAAGCATTGAACTGGCTGAGGCTTCTGCACAAGAATAATATTAATTTGCAAAACACAAACAAATAAATACCTTTGCACACATGAACACAGAAAAACGAGGAGGTAGGCGATCAGGTGCCGGGCGAAAGTCTATGTACGGCGAGAAAATGTCTACCATATCCTTCCGCGTTCCACTATCAGCAAAAGAGACCGTGCGCATGATGGTCCGCAATTACCTTTCAACATTGACAATTAAACCAAAGAAACACGAACCGGAACACGGTTGCTAAATACACACACTATGACAGAATACCAAGAGTACAAACGAGAGATGTGCTTAAAGCATTTCGGAGTTGAAACAGAAAACCTCGGGCATCCGAATTACTTCGCCTATCTAAGAGACATGGCCAGAGCACCAACGAACTACGATGCAGTTCCTGATGACGATGAAGAGCCGGAGCTCGACTGGATAGACTTAGATTGCATGCGATATCACTCACGCAAAGATGACTAACCAAACCACGAGACTCAGAGCCGGCATGTTTGTCGACTCTGAGTACATGCGCGACCATTGTTACTTTGGTTACTTAACGCATCCAGCACTTGAGTATGACATCGCAGTTGGCATAACCATTGACGATGTGCGCAAGTTCAGCAAGATCAACAAGCTCGTGTTGAGCAAAGAGCGCGATGTCGAGTACAAGCTCGGCATCCTATTGCCTACATCAGACAAAAGCGGGCTGCAAGGATTCACGGCAAAGGCTTTCATCGATGGTGGCCTGCATGATTTATTCATCTACCAATCGCAGTATGAAGAGATAGTTGAGAGGGGCTTTTCTATGAACATAACCTACGAAGGCAAACTATTTGAAAATTTAGTAAATTTGTAAATTATGCCACTATTCCAAGGAGACAGCCAAGAGGTAATCAGCATGAACATCCGCAAGCTAATCAGCGAGGGATATTCACCCAGCCAAGCGCAGGCAATCGCACTGGCAGAGGCTGAGAAATACCGCAAAGCACGTAGGAGGTAAACAACGACAAAACAGCGATGCCAAAGCCGGAAAACATAGAGCCGCATAAGTTCAAGAAAGGGCAGACAGGCAACCCTAATGGGAGACCGCGTAAGCTGCCAGAACTAAGCAAGCTAATGGCTGACATCTTGGGGGATGAGAAGAACGGACTGAGCACAGCGGAGCGCATCCTTAAGGCGATTGAGGCCAAGGCATTACGTGGCGATATAAAGGCAGCTGAGATGCTTCTCGACCGAGGCTATGGCAAGCCTAAGCAGACCAATGAGACCACGCTCAAGACTACCGAGCCGTTGGTGATTATCAAGACGAAAGAGGAGGGTAATGCTTAAAGCCATCGGCACCGGATTGTTGCTCACGCTGTTTATCATTGCGTTTGCGTATGGCTTCGTGCTTGTGATTCGCAATATGATTGACTGCATGCCCGACCCGAATGACGAGGAGGATTGATGGAATACGAATTATTTGAAAGGCAGTCCATAGCACTCGAGGCTGTTGAGTCTGGGCAGTACCGTGTGATAGTTTTTGGGGGGAGTATACGAGGTGGCAAAACCACTTGGCTATTGATTACACTTGTTTACCTTGCGCTGCAATATCCACGCAGCCGGTGGGTCATTATTCGCCGTAGCCTGCCCGAC